GCGTTCTAAATAGACTCTTTGGATCTGATTTATTCCCTGGACTGGGAACGGGGGAACCCACAATCAGTGTATCAAAGAAAATTATTGAAGAACGATTTGGCAGTGTTGACAAATTTATGTCAATGGTACAGCCAATAGAAAAAGATGAAATTGTGCCACCTGGAAATACAGCGGGATTATTATCTCGAAACGTATAACCAGCACACAAAATTATGGAAGTGAGCTACCCTTATCCATAAGGCACTCAACCTAAGAGGAAAAAATGGAAGACAAAGAAAAGGAAGCTACAATTTCGCAAGAAGTTGAAGCCCCTAAAGAGAAACTTTTTAAAAAACCTAAAGCTAATATGTATAAAAAACATCAGGATGACGATGATCCTGAAGTTGAAGCATTTGCCAAAGGTGAATTAGAAAAGTTTCAAAGAGAGAAAGCAGAGACAGCAACCGTTCAAGAGGACACTGAAGCATCAGAAGAAATTGCAAGCTCAGATGGTAAAGCAACTCCTTCAACTGAACGCCCTGAAAATGCCGAAGAACGTGTCTTTAAGAAACGTTATGACGATTTGAAAAGACACTATGATTCTACACTTGGAAAGCATAAAGATGAAGTTCATACTTTAAGAACTCAACTTGAGCAATCCTCAAAGCAGTTTGTTCCACCTAAATCTAAGGACGAATTAGAAACTTGGAGAAAGGAATACCCTGATGTTTATGATATGGTTGAAACCATTGCTATGAACAAAGCAGATACTCGTGCAAAAGAGATGGAGACTAAGTATCAAAATCTTCAAGTACAGCAGGAACAAATTAATAGGGAAAAAGCAGAAGTAGAATTGTTACAAGTACATCCTGATTATAAAGATATTCGTTCAAATGACGAATTTCATGAATGGGCTGCTAGACAAGATCCTGTTATACAGGGTTGGTTGTATGAGAATACAGCCAATGCGTCATTAGCTGGAAGAGCTATTGATTTGTATAAAATGGATAAAGGTGTTAGCAAACTATCTAAAAAACAGGAAACAGCTGTTAAGAAAGAAGCAGCTAAAGCTATAACAAAAACTGCTAAAGCTACTGAGACAGAGTTACCAAAAAAGAAAGTTTGGTCTAACGCTGAAATTACTAAAATGAATGTTCGTGAGTATGCTAAGTACGAAGAAGAAATCGATAAAGCTGTACGAGAAGGTAGAATCCAACCTTAATAACAATGGAGACTAACACATGGCTACAATGTCAAACGCTGCAGGGTATGTCAATTTACCATCAGGTAATTGGGTACCAGCAGTATATAGTCAAAAGGTTCAGAAGTTTTTCAGACGTGCATCAGTTGTTGAAGATATTACTAACACTGATTACGCTGGAGAAATTGAAAATTTTGGCGACACGGTAAATATCGTGAAAGAGCCTTCCATTACTGTGAGCGACTACGCTCGAGGTCAAACTGTAAACACACAAACTTTGGCAGATGATAAGTTACAACTTACTGTCGATCAAGGTTCTTACTTTGCGTTTAAAGTAGATGACATCGAAGAAAGACAATCACATGTAAATTGGGAAGCTCTTGCAACTTCTTCAGGTGCTTATTCACTAAAAAAGAACTACGACTATAATGTATTAAAAAACATTTATGATAATGCTTCAACATCAGCAGCGAACACTGGAACAGATGCTTCGCCAATTGATGGAGATGCTGCGTCAGATACATTAGCACTGGTAGTATCAGCTGCTAAGACAGTTCTTGATGGTCAAGACGTACCAGAGGAAAATAGATGGTTGGTTGCACCACCTGCATTTTTTCAACAATTAAGAAGAGCAGGTGCTAAACTTATGGATCAATCAGTAATGGGTGAAAGCGGTCCGTCTGGAATAAGAAATGGTAAAGTTACAGATAAACCTTTATACGGTTTTAATATGTACTCTACAAACGCAATAGCGGTTTCTAGCGGAGCAGCATCATCCAAAACGTTTGGATCAGCAGGTTCTAATGAATATGCTTTCCTTTATGGGCACCAAGGTGCAGTTGCTACGGCAAACCATATTGCGAAAACAGAACTTATCAGAGACCCTGATTCATTTTCAGACATCGTGAGAGGCTTGCATGTTTTCGGAAGAAAAATTCTGAGATCAGATGCAGTTTACTCTGGTGTTATAACAGTAGGTTAATTGGGAGGATAATAGATAGACTATGGCTACATATAATGTAACAGGTGTAGGTGGTACTACTGGGCATCCGTCCAATGGTAGAACACCTTATCTGGTAGAAAATACAATTGATGTATCAGCAGTAAATGGTGACTCAGGTTCAGCACAAAATGACGTTCTTAAGTGCATAGATGTACCTGCAGAAACACTAATTATGGCGGCAGGCGTAGAAGTGCTAACAGCATGTTCAAGTTCTGTAGTAATTGACATTGGTGTCACGGGAAGTACAGCAGGGTTTTCTGACCCTGATGCTTACGTAGATGCTTATGATGCTACAGGAGCAGCTTATGCACCGAGAGATGTTGCAGACGCAGCACCTATGCTTACAATCAAGACAGCAGATACTATCGATGCTTTGATGGCTGGTGCAGCTTCGAGTGCGGGTAAAATCCGTGTTTGGGCAGTACTATGCGATCTTTCAGGTATTGATGAATCAGATAATAATACAAGTACACAACACGACACAGCAGTATAATAATACTGTTTAATTTTAAGGGGGGTATTTATATCCCCCTTAATTAATACCCCTTATTAACTAGGAGAATAAAATGGCTACTTATGATTTAACTAAAAAAACTAATGCTAGTACAGGGCAAATAACTATGCCTTCTTCCCAAGAAATTAGGGTACAGAATTTAGAAAACAAAGTTGCTTCTCAAGGTGATAAATTAGATCACATTGTAAAGTTACTAAATGAGTTATCAGAAAAGAAATCAACTTCTTGAAGTAATTCAAGAATACAAGTCTGATAATGCTGCCTTAAAAAAGCAGATCGAAGACCTACAAAAACAATTAATAGATGCAGAATCTCGTATTAAACAATTATTACTTAAATATGAACATTCTGTACATGACAATATTAAACAGGAAGAATAGTGGCTACAACATATTTAATTTTATCAAATAGAATCTTAAGAGAATTAAATGAAGTTGAATTAACTTCAACTACATTCTCTAGTAGTCGTGGTATTCAAACAGCTGTTAAAGATTTTATTAATAAATCAGTACATGACATTTATAATGAAGGAGCTGAACTTCCTTTATTACATTCATCAACGACTCAAGTCCTTCAAGCAGGAGATGCGGAATATACTTTCCCATCTGATATGCGAAGAGTAGACTTTGAGTCTTTTTTTTTAAAGCCAACAGAATTAATTACTAACGGAGAATTTACTTCTAATATAACTAGCTGGACAAATGCCACAACTGGGGCTGTAGGAGAGGGAACCCCTGCTTATAATTCAGGTGGTAATGGAAGATTACGTTTAAATGATGCTGCAGTATCACAAGCAATTACTACTGTAAAAAATAAAACTTATAAAGTTCAAGTAAGAGTTATTGATTCTGCATCAGGTGGTTCTAGTTTAGCTATTAAGGTAGGTAATGCAGCACATGCTACAACTGATTTAAGTGCAACATTAACTGTTACGAATTATGGTGAAGGTAATGTTTTAGATACAACCTTTACAGCAAGTCAAGTAGCAACCTATATTACTGTAATTAATAGTGATGCAAATAATATGGATGTAGATTATGTAAGAGTATCACGAAGTGATATTGCACCTAAAAAATTAGCTAGTATTACTTATGATACTTATTTGCAAACTAATAAAGTTGCAGATGATGTAAATGCTAGTAGTGCTTTTGGGCTTCCTGCAAAAGTAATAAGAAAACCTGACTACAGTTCTTTTATTTTAAGTCCGATACCAGGTGAAGGAGAATATACAGTTAGTTATGATTATTTTACAACTCATACTGATTTATCTGCACATGGTGATAATATGGGATTACCAGATAGATTTGCTCCATTAATAATTGATAGATCAAAATATTATGTTTATATGTTAAGATCAGATCCACAACATGCACAATTAGCAGATAGAGATTATCAAAGAAAATTAAAATTATTAAAAACAGATTATGGTACTCACGCAGATTATATGAGATCAGATACAATTGCAGAGAGTATTACTACTACTGTAATATAGGAAATTAAATGCCAAGTACAGATACTTCACAAATATCTCCATACACAGCTAGTTGTGGCGGAGGACTTGTTTTAAATAAGGATGTATATAATATGCAACCTGGTGAAGCTTTAGTTTTAG